AAGTCGTAATAATGGATTTCGAAAAATCAGAACTGGATGTAAAAAATCCACAGTACTTTTGGTCCGACATAAAAACTCTGGTCAACCGTGTACATTGTATACAAAATGATAGAGAGAGAGTGAAGTGGGATAATAACATTCAAGGGTATATAGATGTAATGATAGATGAAGTAAAACCTGTTGATAATGTTCTCAAACTCATAAAATTAATTGACAAATCGAAAATGGAAGTTGTCAAATTACAACCATTGACGTACAATCCGTTGAAGTTTTGATTGTCAAATGATGTAATTTACGCTTTTACACAACAGCAATAATAATAATCGTCGTTGAATATTTTCTTATCTCTAATAATGCGGCTCATGTTTGCTGCACACATATTTTCCGCCGTCGCTGCTTTCGCAATGGTTTCCCAAGTTTGTAATATTCCATTCGTTTTTGCGTCTCTTTTTTCCACTCTTTTTCCAGTTGACGATGTCATACGGGTTTTCTCTATATCGCATTTAAGTGACAACCCGTAATAACCTTGTCCGTTGCCTCCATCTGCCCATAATGTTGTGTATAATACGTAATCGCAATTTTTGAGATAATTTCTCAATTCTGTTTCTAACAGCGGATTTTCGTGATCTTTGTCCAAACTTCGTTTCCACCTTTTATATTCTTCTGTTAATTTTGACAGAAGAACTTTACCACTCGGTGAAAATACGCACGCATTAAATAAGAACGTCTGTTCATCACTAGCATCAAGCTTCTTCTTATATTCGATATCCTTTAATTTTATTCCCATATAACCGTTGATCACTTGATCTTTATTTTGTAGTCTTAATCTGGATGGTTTGAATAGAGTACTGAGATAACTCGTAAATCCACTATAATTTTCCTTTGATGCCTTTTTATTTACAATACGGTATTGCCCCATAATATCTGTAGAAGAAACCTCGACATCTGGTCTGACAATACAATGTTCACGTATGAAATTATCGAAACCCTCTTCTAGTTCCGTTTTTATTCTGTTAACATTTGTCAGTACCTGACTTATTACATTTTCAATAGATTGTTCTTCGCCAATATCAGTCTGGGTTTCAACCGTACATGTTGATATTTTCTCACATTCTTCATTATTCATCAATTTGTATTCGTACTCAATCATTTTATGTAGCATATTTTCTTTCTCTAATTCGTCAGTTAGGTTTACAACAGTTAATAGATTAACTAATTTCATAATAATATACCTCGCTTTTGATACGGACAATCTAAAAACTTCATCGGCGATTTTATATTTCAATAAAAGCAGATGAACAAAATGTTCGGTTGTCCTAACATCCATATTTTGTATTTCTATTTCAAATTCTTTTTTTCCGAACTTGTGTGTTTGTTTATATGTTTTAATCCGATTATGAATGTTTGTACTGTATCCTATTTTCAGTTCTGGTGTTTCCATACGAGTGTCCAGGTTATAAATATATATTACCGACTTTTTTTCTGTATTGATATTTTTATTTTGTTTTTCAAGTTCTTGTTGAAGCTTTTTATTTTCATCTTCTATTTCTTTTTTCTCTTGTTCTATTTTTTCTTTTTCTTCTAATAATTTTTGGTTCATATTATATACACCTTTTAATCTTAGCTCTTTTATAACTTCACAGACCCAATCTTGAAATATAACAGCGACTGGTTTATTTGATTTGAAAAGAATTTTATATAAACCCTTTTCTGTTAAAAATGCTACATTCTGCATACCTCCATTCGATTCAGAATTAATTATTTTTTTTTCAGTTTCATTAAAATGCATGATATGACTACGTATGCTTTTTATTTCTAAAACTTCACCAATATCTATAGCTCTAAAAAGTGGTTCTTCATAAGTCCCTCTGATTGCAATATCAGTATGCATATTATTCGTCGAAAATGCTTTTACTATCTCCATATGGTCGTCGAGGTAGCTATACTATATATAGCGACCTTTCTTTATATTCTTTTTCAAATATATATTTCGCAAACCTTATACGCTAACAAAAGGCGGTTGACCACATCAACCGCCTTTTATATTATAACCAAAAGGGGGTTGACCACATCAACAGCACGACCTTTTACCACTTTGTTTTCTTCACATTGATAGCAGGACCGCTGCGTTTCTTCGCCTTACTTGGATCGTACGCCTCATCTTCGTCGTCAGAGCCCATACTTTTCGAGATTTCCCAGAATTCTTTCGATCCCAGCTTGAAATCAGGGTGGGGTTCGGCCTTGTACCAGAAGATTTGGTCGTTCAGTTTATTCGATTTCGCATTGTTATTGATAACCAAGCACTCGTAGTTCTCGGTTGTCTGGTCCATAACTGCACAGAACGATTCCAAAGTAGGAAACATCGATGCGTAGTTCTCCCAGATACGTTTTCGATTTGTCATATATGGTTCTCGGAGAATAAAAACGTAGTCGATATTGGTGCGGAGATTTGGTGGGATTCCAAGCGGATATTGCATAGTTATGATCAACATTACCTTCCAATGACGACCATTCATGAACAGCAGTCGCATCATCTTATCACGTGTCCATGATTGGTCATAAAGACAATCATCTAAAATAACGAATGCACGGGGATCAATCGACGATCGACGATAAGTTTCGACTTCCTTGTTCACTTGTTTTAGCACAGTTTTCTGTCGACGTAAAATGTTCTCTATCAGAACAGTATTGTATTCTTCGTGAATAAATAATTTAGGCACATGACTGGCATAAAATCCATTTCCGGCTTCTGTCCCGGATATAACAGTTCCAATTGGCACATCCTGATGATAAAAGAGGAGATCTCTTACTAAATACGACTTACCGGTATCTCTCCTCCCAATCATCACAATCACTGGACCCTTGTTTTCATCCGGTTTAAACGTGATTTCACGCATATTAAATTTCTTCAACTCCAATGTCATTTATTATGTATCATTCATATATTTTTTTTCGACTACACAAACATAAACGCCACACAAACAACACACAAATTAGTTTGTTTATTCAATTTAAAAATATATGAACCACGTATACGATTGTTTTTTGGCATAAATGAGAGAAGTTCTTCCTAAACAAACAAATTGTATCGATATTTCTGGCAGAAGACCTTTAGATCTAAAAACTTTAGAAGAACAGTTCATCGAAGAAAACAGTGAAGAAAATTATAACCCTTTCCGTATTTCGCAACTACAATCATATAACCCCATTTATTCGGTGCTGTGTAGATCCGAAGAAGAGCTTGCTGCCACTGCATCCGTGGCACCCAATATCCATTTACACCACAGATATCATATAAACGATTTATTTACTGTTGAAGATACCGAAACCGGGACACTCGTCGATAAAAATATTTTCATAAAGTCGGCACCTCTTTTAGATCCCATCAGATACATGATTGGAAAATACAACAGTGATAATTCATACGTATTTCCGTCCATTGGATCCGCCGCTGGTAGTGGTGGTGCAGTGGACAAAAATTCGGTTGCACAGAAATTGGCCGACAGAAACAACACCGCTTACGTTGACACATTCTTCTGTTACTTGACAAACCTATTGCTGAGTAAACACGGTTTCGTACACGGTATCGAATACTACGGCAGTTTTTCGGGAGTTCAAGAAAAATATAAATTCGACATCAGTGACGATTTTGAATACTTGAGCAACTCCACATTTTTCGTAAACAACAACGAGAAACTCTTCATTACTAACATGCAAAACTCCAACAGTGATGAAACGAAAAATACCAAATCCAATAAAATCAAATTGAATATATGTGATGTACCGGGCGAATGCCACGAAATCGAAATCAATGAATTGGATGTTGAAGAAATCTTGGAGGTCGCCCCCGAGGTCGATTTAGAAGAAATATATGTAAAGGATCCCGCTCTTGAGTTTACGACTGATAACAGCGATGCCGACAGTGATGATGATAGTTCGGATGCAGATAGCGATGACGACTGTTATGATGCAGATAGCGATGACGATAGCGATACACCAGATAATGATGTCGAAGAAGAAACTTCGGAAAACAGCGACTGGGAAACCGAAGAAAACGCTTCCTCGGACAACGAAGATGAAAAGGAGTTCGCTTACATATACAATTTTCCGGTTCAATTAATCTGCATCGAAAGATGCCACGGAACTCTCGACGAACTACTCGAGAAAAACGACAATTTCACTGTCGACGAAGCCATATGCGCACTTTTCCAAATCATCATAATTTTAATTACTTACCAAAAAGCGTTCCACTTTACACACAATGATTTACACACCAATAATATCATGTACATTAAAACCGAACAGAAATTCCTCTATTATAAATTCAACAGCGACTATTACCGAGTGCCTACTTTCGGTAAAATATACAAAATCATCGATTTTGGTAGAGCCATTTATAAGTTCAATTCGAAATTATTCTGTAGTGACAGTTTTGCACCTGAAGGCGACGCCGCAACACAATACAATTTTGAACCTTATATCAACGAAAAAAAGGCGAGAATTGACCCCAATTATAGTTTTGATCTTTGTCGTCTAGGATCCTCCATATACGACTTCATCATTGATGACTGTGAAGAACCCGTGGATAAAATGAACCCGTTCCAAAAAATAATAAATACTTGGTGCCAAGACGACAGCGGGAGAAATATCCTCTACAAGAAAAACGGCGAAGAACGATACCACAATTTCAAACTCTACAAAATGATTGCTAGAACAGTACATAATCATAATCCGGAAACTCAACTGAAACTTCCCATCTTCAAGAAATTCTTGTCGGAAGGGACTATCGATAAAGATATCGCGGTCGTAGACATAGACGCTATTCCTTGTTATGTTGCGGCATAAAATAAACATACGGTCAATGATATTTTTTTCTCCTCATTTAATAATAACAAATGAGAAGAAGATATATTATAATACTTCTTTTTATAATTTCTTTGTTTTTTCTATCTTTTAGCCGGGACATTGAATTATTCAATGGGATAGATAAACAAGTATGTAATATAGTTCTATGTAGTATAAATGTTTACCAAGACTATATTTTAGAAAATATTAAACAGTTATTAAAATTGGGAAATAAAAATATTTATATATTGACGAATAGTAAATTTTTTGATAATTTTGATGAATACAAAGAAAAAATTAAATTAATAGATTGTGATGAATTTGAAGTACAACATAAAAATAGTGAAGATTTTTGGAAATTAACTTCTACACGGTTATTTTATGTATGCGAGGCTATGAAAAAGTATGATATTAAAAACGTTATTCATATAGAAAACGATGTATTGTTGTATTATAATCCTGATATATTGCTGAATAAATTTGATCAAGGTTATATCTACGTGCCATTTGACACATTTGAACGCAATATTTGTTCAATTATGTATATTCCAGATCATATAATATTTCAAAAGGCACTTGATGAATACGATTTCTCCAAAAACGACATGTTTAATTTTAAAGGTATCTCTGAAAAAACGAATTTAATAAAGAATTTTCCTATATTTATAAATAACCATAATGACCATGTCGAGAACAATAACGAATATGAATTTGTAACTCAGAATTACGATACCTTCAATTTTATTTTTGACGCAGCAGCAATGGGTCAATATATAGGAGGTATTCATTCCGATCCAAATGCCATTGGATTTATAAGTGAAACATGTATTATAAACTATAGTAACTATAGTTTTGTTTGGGAAACTGGTATTGATAACATTAAACGACCATTTATTTTAATTGATAATAACCGGTATCCAATATTCAATCTACACATACATTCTAAAAATCTCTCCTATTACGTGTAGAGCAACGCTTATGAACGGTGCCATTAGAACAAAATAACCGAATTCAAAATCCAGGTTCTCCCGTAAACACTTGGGTTTGATCATTGTTGAGAACCTTGGTCTTTGTCATTACATTGAAGAAATCATATACCGAACTCTGATAACGCAGAGATATGAAAGCTGCGGCCGTACTCGCCGAAAAAACCATACACACATCTCTAGCTAGATCTTTCAGTGGTTTCATTTCCTGGTATACGAATTTCATTTCTAGCAGTTTCATGATGAGATAGAGAACCGTCACTAAAAAGGCGAAAATGAAAATATTTTCCATAATATATAAAAATTTATGTCATTTTTATATATTCGTTGAAACGCAACGTGCTAAAACAACTCCTCCACGCCATCCAATACGAAATCGTCGGCACTTGCTGTATCCTTCTTTTCCACCGCATCCAATTCCTCGAAACCGCTTAAATCTATCGGTTCCGTCAAAATCTTGATTTTATCGTAAGACGCCGCTCCGCTCTCCTCTATCTCCTCCAATTTCCTCTGAAACGCATTGGACGAAGTCATCTGCTCCAATCGTTCCAGGTTTTTAGACGGCGCTTGAGGCATCGCCGCGGAAGTACTTGTTGGCTCCTGTTGGTCGAGAGCGTTAAACGTCAATCTCGTAATCACCGGTTCGTCGTCGATGTTCTTAATCGTGGGAACTGTCGGAGGTGGCGTATATTCCTCCTCGGCGGAGGCAGCAGCTCCGCCTTCGGTCTCAGCAGAAGGGTTTGT